GGTGCCGGTGATCTGGAAGCCGGAGGTCTGCAGGGTGGCGATATCGGCGCCGGAGGCGCGCACTTTGACGTAAACACAGTTATCCAGCACCCAGCCCAGATCCGGCAGGTTCGGCCGGGCAACGACGTCGGTGATATCCAGCGGCGTGGCGCTCAGGGTGTAATTGAGCGAGGAGCCGTCGGCGGTGAACACGTCGTAGACCATCTCGTTGCCGGCCTTGATCGGGAATGGCAAAAACTTCGAATAGAACGGCAGGGTGACAATATGTCCGTCATTGCCGAAGTTCGGAGAGAACTCCTTCAGGATAAGGTCCGGACAAATGTAGCTTCCGGCATGGACGCTGGACGGGAGCCGGTAGATCGATTCCAGATTGACGAGCGGCTTGTCCTCGAAGGCCAGCGGCATGCCGTAATCACCGCCGACACCCCAGGTGCGCCCGAGAAGCGCGGGGACCAGGGCGAGAGCGTCTTTGAGGAAGATCTTCACATCGACGTTGTACTCGGGCTGCAGCTTGATCTTGCGGCGCTCGCCGCGGCCGCCCTGCTGGAAGCCCTCGAAGGTCTTTTTGTAGGTCACCGCCCCAGGCGTCACATCCTGGACGCCGTAGATATCGACCGGGGTGACCGGAGCAGCCGCAGCCGCCGGATTGACCAGCGTGTAGCGGTGCAGGGCGTTCTCGTTGTCGATAAAGACTTCCTTTACCGGCGCGCCCAAATTGTCTGTGAGACTCATGTTACACCTCGCTTAAAAAGTTACAATGAGTGATGCAGTGATTTCCCGGCGGTACTCCAGGGGATCCTCCACCGGGATATTGCGCGGGCCGGTTGAACCGGTGACGATTATGCCGTGGTCATAGAGCGTTTTATTGGTATAGGTCGTGGCGCCCAGCGTGACGGTGAACTGGGTATTGTAGACATCCACGTCCCCAAACAGGTCCAATAAATGACCGGCGGCGATGTCACATTCCTCAACCCCGCCCGTACCCTCATCGCCGCCGCTGTTCCAGCATCCCAACGTGATCTCCATGGTCACCGCCGGCCGACCGCCCTGATGGGTGATCGTTCCGGTCTTGATCGGAGTATCGATATAGACCAGGAGCTTGGTGAAATTGAAGACCTCGCCCTCCGGGTATCCATAGACCGCTTGCCATGACGACCATGGAGCGGTCGCGCTGATCAGCTTGGCGATCAGCGCATGAATGACCTTCTGGACATCAGAGACCGAGTATTTCCGACGGATTGCCACCGGCTTTCCTGATTTTGAGTTTGATCAGATACCGCTGCCTGTTGATGATCGCCTCGCGGCGTTCGGCCACTGCGTCGGACATAAACCGCCGCGGCCGCATCTTGTGGGTGCCGTAGTGGACATAGACTGCATAGGGCGCCTTGTTCTTGTCGATGTAGACCACACCGCGGGCAAAGTCCAAACGCCTGGCGCGGACAGCCTGGTGGAGATTGCCGGAGATCATCGTTACCGGGATTTTCCCAGGATAGGGCGATCTGGTGCCGGCCTTGTGCCGCATGCCGCCGAGGTTTTGCGTGACCTTCCGTGAGAGCTCGTCCATGCCGTACTCAATCGCCTCTTTGAGCGCCTCAGAAAGCGCATGCTTGATGCGGGTCGACTTGGCTTCCCACCCGGACAAATCCACCCTACACTCTGAGCTGATGGCCATCAGCTTATTCTCCGCAAGATCGCCCACTGTGCGCATACGTCGCCGGTCATCAAGTCCGAGATATGCCATACTTTGTACTTGCTGCTACCAACGGTTATATTGGCATCGGCGGCCAGAGTAACCTGTGCGCCCGTGCTCGCGTTTAGCGTGCCGATCAGAAAAATGTCCGTATCCTTGACCTGGCCGATGATCTCCTGGCTGAAGTTTTTGCGGATTTCATCGCCTGCGATCCCGGCCTCATAAAACATAGCCTTGATGCTGGTGGTCGTTGTTACCCTACTGATAAGCCCGGTTCCGGCGCACGATGAGGCCGCCGGATTCAGACGGTGCCATTCCGGGCTATAGGCGCCACGGCCAGAAACGCAAGGGCAGGCCGTGCCGGACACCGTTTCCATTGATGCGGTCACGCCGTACCGGGCGAGGGCCTGAGCGACCTGAGTCCAATAGGACGACATCAATACTCCGCATAATTGACGGTTCGAACAGAACCGTAATCACTGGCCGATACCCCGAGCATCTCCAGGGCTTCCTTGCACTCAGCCTTCAGTGCCGCAAGAATATCAACCTTATCCTTGCTCGATACCGGCTTGATCTCCAAAGGGCCCGAGACCACGCCCGGCAACGGCGCTGAGGTGACCACCCGCATCGCGACAAAGGCGATCTCCGCCGCCTTGGCAAGGGCCTGCTTGGAGCTGTCCAGCGTTGATGGAGCAGCTCCAAGCTTTGATGCAATCCACGCCTCACCATAGGGGATGAAAGACGGGCTGGCCAGCACTGTATCGGATACCTCCACAGATGAGACGGCCAGCCGGCCCCGCACATCGGATGCGGTGATGAAATCAGCCATTTATTCGGCCTGCTCGCTCTTGTCGGCCTGCTCGCTCTTGTCAGCCTGCTCGCTCTTGGGCTTGGGGCCGGGCTTGCGCGGGACCTCGTTTACTTCCTTGATCGCGCCGTCCTTGACCAGCTGCATCCAGAAGGGCGTCCGCGGCAGGGTGTAGACCTTGTTCGGATTCTCATTGAAGGCCTTCTGGCTGACCTTCAGGAGAACATCCTCAGCGCGCCGGATAATGGGACCGGTAACCGTGACTCGAAGTTTTTCAGCCATGGTGGGCGCTCCTTAGTATTTGCCAGTGGTGTCGGCCGCCTGATAGGCCGGAACGAACAGGACCAGGCCCGTATTCAGGGTCAGCTTATACCAGCGGGCCTTGCTTTGGGTGCCAAACTTGACCGAATCCATCCGGGTAATATAATGGGTGGAGGCCGATCCGATCTTGGCGCCGGCGTCGAACGTTGCCAGGCCGGCCGAATTCAGCGTGCTGGCGAAGTATGCGGCTCCAGTCGAATCAATCGAGGCCTTGCGGGTATTGCCGATCTCAAGGTCAAAGACGTACTGGCCTTTGTAGAGGTTGATCTTGATCGTGTCGCCATCGGACGCCCAGTTCCACAGGCCGGTGTTGTTGTGCGTGGCCGCATCGGTTGCGGTGCCGGAAATAACCGGGCTGGTGACGGTCGGTGCGGCCAGTGTCTTGTAGCTCAGTGTCATGGTGCCGCCCTGGATGTAGGCCAGCTCCTTTTTCCAGGTCGTACGCGCCGGGCGCGGATCGGCAACCTGGGCGAAGGCGGCGGCCGCGAAGAGGGCAAGCATAAGGAAAACGAGATACTGTTTCACTTTCACTGCTTTAATCTCCTTAGAAAAAGAAGGCCCCGCCCGCTCTATTCAGACGGGGCTTTCGGGTGAGGGTTAGGGAACGATATCCAGGGCGCCGATGCCGTTGTTGTCGACGACGTTGAAGCTGCCCCATTCGGTCACCACCGTGGAAACCTCCTGGGTGCGGATCAGCTTCTCGGTCTCGCTCATCTGGGCGGTATCGGAGGTGACGTACTGGCCGGCGCGCTCGCTGTCCAGGCCGAGCAGGATGTTGCCGGAGAGGACTCCGGAGACGTTCCACTCGAAGCCCTGCGGCATCGGGATGGAGGTCGCGGCCCACTGGCTGGGCGGATTCTGCATGTCCGAGAGCATGTCCCAGACCTTTTGCATGTCGGCTTTGAGGCCGACGTACTTGTCGATCTTGTAGGGATTCTCGAGCTTGGAGCAGAATTTGATGAAATCCAGCTTGGTCACGGTTCCCGAGGTGGCGACATCCTCGGTCAGCGCAGCTTTCAGGCCGTTCGAGTTGCCATCGCCGTTGAGCATGGTCAGGATCAGGTCGTTGGTCTGGTCGACGCCGATCTGGTCGCCCACGCGCTTGAGAATGAAGGCGTAGAAGCTGATCGGGGCCATGTAGACCTCTTCGTACTTGAACCTGAATTCACGCCAGAATTTGTTGATCGTGGTGGTCACGCCGCTGATGCTGACCTTCGTGCGCGGAGCCGCACCACCGATGCCGGCCTTGGCCAGCTGCCGCTCGGCCTCGGTGTCGGTCATGTAGAGTTTGCGGTATTCAAAGCCCTTGACCACGGCGATGTTGCTCACCAGCTGGGAGACCAGCGAGGTTTTGATCGCCTGGGCATGGATGGTGCGGTCGATGAACTCGGGGAACAGGACCGCGGTGTCGGAGAGCTGGAAGAACTTCTCGATGCGGTCGGTGAACTGGCCGAACGCCTTGATGCCGTACTCAGCCAGGGTCAGCTCATAGGCGTCCATGGGGACCTGCTTGCCCTGGGCGCCAAGGGCAGCCTTCAAGGTCAAGCGCTCGTAGTTGGACAGGCCCGCATACGGGGTGGGCTCCAGGCCCTTCTCGATGCGGTGATCTTCCAGCCACACGCCAAACGGGATGCCTTTCAGCTTTGCTTCCTCGTACATCCCGCTTTCAAGTTTCAGTTTGTTGCTCACGATGTTGCTCCTTTTTTGATTCAGGGGTGAGAGGATTTTTTAGCTGAAAAGCACATCCGCCGTTTCGGCGGCGGTGTTGAGGGCGATCACCAGACCAACTGTGGCCGCGCCATCGGTTTCGATGTACATGTAGTCCGAGCCTTCGACGCGGACTTTGCCGCCCAAGGCACAGGTGGCGCCGGTACGATAGCGCAGATTCTTGACCACATTCTGCAGCACCTCGACGCCCAGGTCATAGGTGGCGTCGGCTTTGTTCTCGCGCCATGAGGTGATGACCATCTGCGGGGCTTCCTGATCGGCCTGGAGGCTCACCTGATAGTTGGCGGCGCCGGACCATTTGACGAAATGGCCATTAACCTCGGTACCGGCCAGGACGAATGCGTCGATGGCTGCCTTGAGAGTGGCGTCAGCCTGGACGGTGAGCTGCAGTGGCTCGCCAACATCGCCGCCGCCCATGAGTCTTGCGGTGTTTGACATGATATGAATCTCCTTGATGATTGATGATGGGTTGATTTACCAGGGCTGACCGCCCATGACGACCTTGACATCCTTGGCGCTGCCGCCGGCATTGTCGGCAAGCTCTCCGGCCTGCGGATGCGCAGCTTTAAAAACCTTCTGATATTCCGCCAGCCGCTCCTTGATCTGCGGCACGGTGGAGGCCTTCAGCGCCGTGCGGCGCTCCTCGACTTTGTCCTGATCGATCAGGCCCGCCAGGCCACCCATCTTCAGGGTCTCCTCGACCAGGCTGTCGATGTATTCGCCGGCCAGGGCCTGCGCGGCCTTGGCTTTCTCGACATCGCCAACGGCGGTCTTTAGGGCGTCAAGCTCGGCGGTGACGGCCTTGAGGTTCTTGTCGCTCTCAACGAGCTTGCCTTCCGCCTCGGTGGCCTTGGTCTGCATGCTTTCCGCAGCATCGGTCAGGGCCTTCAGGCTTTCAGGTTTCTCGCTGTCGAGATCGAATTCCCTGCCAAAAATTTTGACTTTGATCATTTCCGAATCTCCTTCATCGGGTTGTTTTTTGGAGCCGGCGCCGTACTGACTGCCCAGAAAAACCAATGAGCCTTCCAGGGCCTCGGTGCGCTTCGCTCCGCCTTGAAACTTGTATTCCCGCCAGAGCACCACGCTGTTTTCGTCGAGCACCTCAGCGGGGCGGCCGGCGGAAAATCCTATCGAGACATGAGTGTTGATGCCCAGGTCGATTTTGCGCGCCCAGGGCGAGTCTGACGGCATGTACATCTTGACATCGAGGAAGGCAATCTGCCCGTCAATCCCAGTGATCCTCTCCAGCTGCTTACGGAGACCTTCAGGATCGGGATGATCGGAGGCAATTCCCATCGCTTCGTCGATGGAGACCTGCAGTACTTCAGCACCGTAGAACTTGCCCTCACCCGGAGGCCCCCAGCTGTGCGCAATCAAAAACTCCTTGCCCACGATGGTTTTGGCAAACTGCGCCAATGTCCCGGAGGTAAAGCGCTCGCCGTCACGGTCGACGAAATTGTGAGCCAGATGAAACTTGTAGGTCCGAACATCTTCCGGCTTAAACTCGTCCGGACGGACCATGAAGCTCTTGATCAGCTCCCATTCCTCGTCTGTCGCAGTAACCGCCTTGATCTGCGGCCTGGCGTATTCAATGACCCTTTGTTTGGTCATGTCTTGTTTTTCCCTATGAAAAATAAAAAAAGCCGCTACAACCGGGAGAGGGCAGGAGAATGCCGTCCCGATCATAGCGGCCCGTTTGTTGGTTACCGCTCAAATGGTATGAAAAAAAACTATTTTAAGGCGAGGTCAGCGGCGTTGATCTTGGTAAAGTAGAAGGTAAACAAATCCTTGCCGCTGCCGTCGTGCCGAAGCTCAATCGTTGCTCTGATCTGTTTGGACATGATCTGTCTCAGGATTTCGGCGATATCGTCCGCGCCGTACACCTGCTCCTTCTTCTGCTGGTCCCGCGGCATCCTTTTTGACCTCCACCGAATCGTCTTGAAAATATTTTACCGGCGGCGTCCGGGTTTCGCCAAACTGGCCGACAAAGCCGGTTCTGGCGCATAGGTGTTCATTTTTGTCGCCCGCCGGGTAGCAGAATTGCAAGCCGCATCTCGAGCATGTAGCTTTCGGCATGATCTTCACCCTAATATTTATCCTCGTGCCCACTTTGGCATGTTATCAGGCAAATATTGTACCAACATTATATTGCGGTTGGTCGAGGTCCGGGTGATGGCCTCGTAAAAATGCTCCATACTGTCACCGTCAAGCAGAGCCGTCGCGCGTCCCTCCTCAGCAATCGGCATCCACTGGCGCAGCCTGTAGCCCCATCCCACCACATAGCCACCAGCGGCCGCAGCGATATGCAGGACGCCGCTGTCCTTGCCGATAGTCATCATGGCGTGGCGGCACAGCCAGGCGATTTCGCCCAGCGATAGTTTGCCGCGCAGGTCAATGGCGTACTCTGGCAGCCATGACATGGGCAGCGGCGCGTCATTGCCGATCATGATAATGCTGTCAATGTCGCCGATTTCCCGGAGCCTGTCGAGGTACCGGAAAATACCCTTGGCCTCGTCGACTGTGACGTTTTTGGGCGAACAGCGATCAATGTTGCGAAAATTGACGAGAACGGTCTTGCGTAGATCGGTCAGGCCCCACGCACTCTGCTCAGGCTCAAACCACAATCCGGGGATGCGTCCAGTGGAGCGCACAAAAGCGCGTACCTCATTGATCAGGATGTAGGGGATCGCGCCTTGAGGCGGGGGGTTCATTGCGCCGGCGTTATCCGCCCAGAATATGAGGTCAGCGCCGATCTGTGTTCCAATGGTTCCCGATCCAGTGACGTCGAGAAGTTCAGTCTCTGGAAACATGCGGCGGAACTGTTCCATTAGGTAATTCTTGAACAGGTAATCCCCTATCCCTGGTCCTGCCGGCCCAAACATGACGGTTGCCCCTGGTTTTGGCTTTGGAAACCGCCGCGAGTGAATCACGGTATAGCACAAGGCGCACTCAAAGCGCCGCTCTTGATGCAGCGGCCCATCGCCAGCCGGATAGGTAACCTTATTGCCGCAGATCGTGCATGTGTAGGAGGGCATTAGGTAAGTCTCACTATTTTTGCAGATGCCAGTTGCTGCTTGGTTATAACAGGAATCCCATTGTCATACTCTGCGGGAAACGGCTTGAACTCAATGGACCGGGAAAGCTCCGCCGTGTAGCGAAAGAACCACCCTAACTTTTCGCGGACAGTATAATCCTCAAGCAAGATCGATCCTTCCTCGAAATCGCGCCCTGGTTCCCCGCATAAAGGGCACACATCAGGAACCGGAATTACAGCATGATAGCCGACACGGAAAGCCTCGAACAATTTCCCGCACGGGCAGCGATAGCCGCTCACCCATCGGCGACCGAGTATTTTTTCTTCGCCTAATTTCATCATTCCTCTTTGCGCGGGCCTATCCCGCACTTATTGAGAGACATGAAAGCTATTTTGCGCATGTCGTTGAGGTGGTCCTGCGTCGCCTTCATCATCCCGGCGCTTCCCGACCCTTCAGACGGGCGCAATCCACAGCGCCATAGTTCATCCATCAACTGTTGTGCCTCAGAAATTGAGACGGAAACAAACGGGGCAATCATTGCTGATCGATCAAATTTCTGGTATTCTAATGGCATGGCGGCAACTACTTCGTCTCCACCCCTGTTGATCATAAACAGATCGATCTTCTCGTGGATCATACGGAACTCAGCCCGAATCCTGAAAGCGGTTTCGCGTAATAGTTCGTTGCTCATAATCCCTCCAGTCTCATAAACTCCTTGATTTGCGCATCGATGTGCAGCAGCCAATATTTATGCAACCACCATGGGCTATTCTGCAGCTCCGACCTTAGCGGGTTATTATGCCCCTCTCTCTGGGCACACCATCCGGTGCCAATGCAAAGCATCATTCCTCCTTTGGCGGCATTGGGAACTGCCCGCCGCGCGTTGGCTGCAACTGTTCGCGCATTTTATCAAGCTCTTCCTTAGTCCACGGCTTGCCGGGATTGCCATTTGCATCTGTTTTATACGGTGATGGCCGGTCCCAGTGGGGCTGTAACTCCCATGAGTGCCCGCCACGTCCATAAGTAGCTATCCGGGCACACATACAATGCGGATGGGTATCACTGACCGGCTCAGGGCCTTCGCCCGTGCGCCATACCTTGCCATCCAGCCAGGCGCAAATAATACAGCACCCAGGCCCAGCATCCCACTCCTCATAGTTCGTGCCGTTGGCGGCGGCCATCTGGTCAAACGCTGCATTGGCGGCCAGCGTTGCCTCAGAGCGTGCGATTCGGAGCCAGTACCAGGCGGCCCCCTCGCCGATCAGGTCATGGAGCTTGCGGCCAACCTCTATCGGCCAGCGCCCCTTGAGCGACATGTCGATCAGCGCATCGCGCACCTTTCCGAGCCTGGATACGGCAAGCTCGGTGGTGATACGGCGGCCCGCATCGGACAGCATCGCCCGAAAATATGCCTTGGTCGGATCGGGCATCACCAGAGAGACGATAGTGCCATCCTCGAGTGCATCAATGGCTTCATATTGCTCTTGCGCCTCAAGTCCGAACGCCTCAAGCATAAACCGGACGATGATCCACTTGATCTTGAGGATATCCTCGGAGATGCCCTTGCCGGTCTGGATGTATTCGACCGGGAGCAGATCCTCCAGCCAGTCCTTTATGATGGCCTTGAGCTTGAGCGCCATCACATCGTTGTAGCGCCACGGATCGCCGGTTTCCGGCATGGAGCCGGCGATGATCGCCCGGCGGATTCTGGTAATATCCGGCAGGCCCAGGGCCTCGAGCATCCGGCCCTCATGATAGCTGGTACGCTCCATCAGCGCCTTAAAAAACCGGCGCTGCAGAGCCTCCATTTTGGGATTGCGGTTCTGGCGAGAGGAGAACAGCAGCTCATCAGCTGACGGACCCTTGCTATGGATATGCGGGAACTCGCATCCGCACTGATCGTCGTCGCCGCCTGCCAGACCACGGCGAATGCACTCATCTCTGAGCACAGACTCGATCATATCGACCTCGTGAGCATGACTGCAACCCGGGTAGCCTTGCTGTCCAGGTACTTAGCGGCAATCGCATCGATGCCGCCGGCGGATTTGACGGCCTCCTCGGTCTCTATCCCGTGGCCTACCAGGTAGCTGACAAAGGCGTCGGGGGTGATCAGTGCTGCATCGAGCAGGGCAAGGCGGGCGTCGATCTCTTTTTGTTGTGCGGTGGCATTTTGCAGCCTTGCCCGGGCGGTCTTTTCATCGTCCTGCAGGTTGACCGGGTCCCATTCGTGCTTCCACTTCACGCCGTTCAAGCCATTGAGCAGGAGCGCAGTGGTAAACACCCTGTCGATGATCGAATCCATCCGGCTGCGGCGCGCCCAGACCTCGGAGGTAAGCATGTCAGATTGCTCCTTGGCCATGCGCTCGGTGGTCGACCAGGACAGGCCGAACATGAAAGGCGGCAATCCCGTGCGGGCTACAATCTGCTCCATGGTGATCTTGGTGGGCACCGTCAGGTCTGGCAGCTGAGCATCCCCTCCCAGGACCTTGACCTCAAGCTTTCCATTCGGGGCGTAGCCGAATCCAAGGTCCATCAATCCTCCGGATTTACGGGTGAGCATCGCCTCCTGGAGGTCTGCGGCCTTGGCGCCAAGATCAGACTTTAGGTCGTCAGCAGATTGATCGTCACCCGCCATTTGCAGGATCAGGAATGTGGGATCCCCTACACGCCATGCGGTCGAGTCGATTGCATGCTGGATGCGCATAACCGTCTTTACCACTGCCGGCAGACTGTTCAAGAGCGACACGCCCTGGGGGTGCCCGTCGCGCAGATCGAAAGCCAGGTAATAGATCAGCGATTGATCGGCCAGCTCAACAGGCCTGAATCCGAATTTATCCATCTGGCCGATGGCGAGCCTTCCAGTGTCGTCAACCATGAAACGGAAATCATTGGCCCTGGCCACCTTAAGCCTGTCGACGCCTTTTAAAAGCGCATCCGGGACCAACTCACCTAGTGCAAATCCCTTGGCAATCGCCGAGTCAACCATCTGGGTCATAAACGAGGAGAAACCTCCGTCGATCCAGCCGACCCTGACCTGTTTTTTGGTAGCGTCCAGCACCTCCTGGGCCCGGGCGTTGCCCATGGCGTCAATCCGGAAATCACCGACCAGCTGCACAAGCTTCAGGATCGCTACATCCAGAATCGGGGACACCTCCCTGACCAGATCATAGAGGTCAAGACTGCCGCGCACTTCGATGGTGCCAGAGAGCCGACCGATAACATCGCGCTGCCAGGGGTCGATAGTCTGCGCCCGGCGGATGGTTGTGCGCGCGGTCGCCGGCAAGGATGGCGCCTTGCCCCAAAACTTTAGGTTCATGATCTACCTCTTGCTTTTTATGGAAATTCCCGACCAGGCGCCAGGATGGCGCTTCGAGTGTGTATACGCCGCATACCTGCCGGCGTCGCAAAAATGATCGTTGAACTTGACCGGCTCATCCAGCACGGTCCCGTTCTTATCCTCTTTGTACCGGTATCCTTGCAGCTCTTTGATGCCGTTTGAGCTGCCTGCGGTCACGTGTATTTTGCGACGCTTGCAGTGATCGATCCCGTCCTTGACTGATTTGTCGGACGGATGGATATTGTATCCGGCGCGGGCTATCTCCTCGATCCGGGCAGGCTCAGCGGTGTCGCCGTAGATGTAATCGCGCTTGTTGGGTATCAACTCGGCAAGCTGCTTGATCAGGTCGTCATTGGTCAATCCGGACTGATAGAGCAGTTCTTCCCAGTACATCTCGCCGTCTTTCTCGCCGATGCGCACCAGCACCGACGGGTTGTTAAACCCGAAATCCAGGCCGTAGATCACATAATCGCAATTCTCCGGAAACTCCGGCACGACGTCCCAATTGGTATAGATGATGTTTTTGAGCACGCCCCATTTGCCGAGGGCATACACGTCGTGCATGGTTGAGTCCTGGGCGGCCAGACCTTCCAGGATTTTAAGATACTCCCTGTCAATCCATGGATTTCCCCACGCCGTGCTGTGATCGATGGTGCAATTATCGACGTTCCGGTCGAAGAAATGCTTTTTCAGCCAGTGGTTCTGATCGATCGGGTTGAACGTCAGGATGTGCTGCTTGTAGGTCCCAACATCCCCGCGCAACCGCAGATCAAGTTGTGTAAACTCTGACTCGGTGATCTCGGTCGGCTCCTCGATCCATGTTGAGGTTACCCGCTCGATAGATTTGATCTTCTCCGGATCATCCATTGAGGCGGTGATGATCTGATTGCCGTTAGGCCGGAATGTCAGCGTCAGATCGGATTTGTTCACCTCAAAATAATCCGATGCCCCCCACTGTCTGATCTTGTCCTGCAGCAGGGCAAAGCAGGACTTGCGCAAGCTTGGGAAGGTCTTGCGCACCACCAGAATGCGGTGATTGACCGGCTCGAACATCAGCCGGAACAGCACGCGGGTAGCGGCTGCATGCGATTTACCTGATCCGGCTCCGCCGTACCATACCAGATAGCGGCTCTGGTCGTCCTGGTAGCGCGAGAATTTACCGAGGTAGTCGGCATAGGTTCCCGCAAATTCAATCGCCGCCGGCATCGGGCTCCTCGTCGTCGTTGCGCTTGGGGGGGGTGATGATAATAGTTCCCCCATGCTCTATCTGCTGTTTTTCAATATATCCGCGCTTGCCCCCAAGGTAACGTAGAGCATGAATCGTAGCCCATTGCTCACCGCTCTCAAGCCCTCGCCTAAGATTGCGTTCGGCAAGATCGATGCTATACTCGCGCTCTCTGGCAACAGCGCCACTCACCTTTTCGCTTTTTTCGATGCGGCGGTAAATAGTGGTCGGGTTACATCCAAGCTCGCGAGCAGCTATCTCAATTAGGCCACCAGAATCACGCAGGGCGGCCATAATCTCTTTGTCGGAATAACGCTTAAGCCTTGCTTTTTTTGCGTCGTCGCTCACCACATTTCTTTCTCATTTACTAGATTGTGTATGTCAATATCTGCAATTACCGTGCCGATTTATTGGCCCGCCAGGCGTTTTTGTGCCCTGGCGGCGGGGTGATCTTGTGCAGGCGGATGCGATAATTTATCTGATGGGCAGTCATGCCGAGCCGATCCGCCGCATCCTTCTGGCTCCAGTCGCTCGCCTTGAGGGCCGCAACCACGGCAGTGGTAATTATATCGTCGAGCGTGCCCGTAGCTTGGACGGTCTCGCCCGGCGCGGAGATGATCTGGGCATATCGGACCTGGCCGGCAAAGAGGCGCAACGCCTGCAGCGCAGCCATGTCCGCATCATCATCCTCCCCGAACGTGTAGGGCAGCTCAAAATATTCGCCATCATCCAGCCCGAGAGCAAGCATCGCCATCCAGTATCCCTACCAGTGCAAGCCCAACAGTTTATCCAGCCACTTCCATCCGGTGCTGATATGCCATGTCTCATCCAGTCGATACCAGGTCCACGGCGTCTTGTATACCGCTGTCCAGACCAGACGCCCAAGCACCACCCCACAGACGGCGGTGATGGCACAGGCCCATGGGTCGCGGGCGCAGGGTGACCAGGCAAGGCCGATGCCGATCAGGCACGCCATGCGCAGCCATTGCGCGACATGCCACGAATCGCGGAGCGGGTGCTGCGCCAGATGGATACGCAGGTGAGCGTTGGCGTCCATGACCGCATGGAAAAATGCGGCGCCAATAATCAGGGCAAATAGGGCGGCGTAGATCATGACTGTACTATGTTTATGGTTATTGTCTCATCGCAAGGGGCATATGTTACAATACCGTCTTTGTCGCGGTGTTCTTTGACAGACATACAGCATCTGATTGAGCTTATTTTATTGCTACCAATAAGATCCTTTATGCGCTTAATGGCGTGCTTCTTTTTTAATGGTTTCTTCATCTTCTTTCCCTCTCCTCTCCATTGACCACCTCCCGCCACTCCTCGATGAGCCGGGTGGCAGTGATCCGGCTTAATCCCCTATGCCGGTCCAGCTCGACGCTGTGACCGATCACCCGCAAGAGCGCCGCGAACACGACGCGCCGCGGAAGCAGGTGAGCAATCCATCCGCAGATATTACCCCACATGTTCCCGCCCTTTCGCCACCTTCGCGCGTTCCTCGGCCAGCCTGTTCTCGGCGGCCATGATAGATCTGATTTCCTGGTATACCCCCCACGCGCAATGATCGACAATCCATTTGTGCAGACGCCTGGCATGGTCCCGGCACCAGCGCGGATCCTGGAGATCGTCCTCTGAGGTCTTGGCCGGCCGCAGGCGGAAATCACCACCGCGGCAAGAGTAGGCCAGCGGCACCGCGTTCGCGTCATTGGGGTCGACCGGCACGGCGGCGCGCTTGGCAAGCTCGGTTTGCGTCATCTTTTGCTCGCTCAGGACCGCAGCGAGATTACAGGTGATTTTATTCATGGCTTCATCCCATACATTTTCTCATAGCACGCGGCGCACAACACCGGCGCATGCTTGGTAATGCTGGCGTTATTGCCGTCCACGCGGATATAGCTGTGCTTATCGCACAGCGGCGCCCTGCACTCGCGGCAGAGCACCGTCGCGCGCTCGACGTAGCAGGCGCGGCAGCGGTAGGGCTTCATCGCCATCCCTCCCGCTTCAGCCGCGTCTCGATGCGCTCTTGGCGCGGCGCGCGATCCTCGACCTCGGCGCAGTCATCCAGCGCGCCAGGCTGGGTCACGTGGAAGCGCTCAATATCCTCAGCCACCAGGTCAGCCATGATGCGCTCACCTTCGACGGCGGCCGCATCCAGATCGCCGGCGTCGCCGCATTCTGCGCCGTCC